TACCAAAGAAGATTTGCACATTATGGGGTTTCACCCTGAATACGGTGCAGAAGATGCAGACTTAGACTTCTTGTATGAACATGAGTGGGAGTCTGCCATAGAGAAAGAATATGCAATGATGTTTATTCAGTCTCTATCAAAGGTGGATGACGCAAGTTTGAAACTGGAGAAACTAGGATACTACAATGTGTATCCATCTGAAGAGTATCAGGCTCTAGTACTAGATCGAAGAAAACGGAGAACCAAACAATGGCAATGAAACCTCGTGCAATGAAAAAGAAACCAATGATGCGTGGCGGCATGGGTATGAAGAAAAAACCTATGATGCGTGGTGGAATGGGTAAAAAGAAAATGATGCGTGGCGGTGCAGCTACTAAGAAGAAGAAGTAATGTGGCTTGCTATCGTATTAGCTTGTAGTACCCCATATGCTAATTCTTGCATTATATTTGCAAAACAAAATGAACTATTTATGACAGAAGAACTATGTGAAGAAGACGTAGATGTAGGTATTGCTTTAATGCAATCACAAGGCTTCTATGCCATACCTGCCTGTTTTAAAGTTGGAACTAATTTATAGGAAACTAAAATGAAGAAACTATTATTGGCATCTGCAATTGCAGTTGTAGGAACATCTGTATCAGCTATGGACTTAGGCTATGGTTTATCTGTTGGTGCAGAAACAGAACTAACATATACAACAGGAACAGAAGTATGGACAATGGACGTAACACCTTCTATGGGTTTAGGTGCATATGGTGCTTCTTTTACTGCTGAAACAAAAATAGATGTATTAGACCTTAACAACGGTGACATCTTTACTGGTGTAGATTGGAAAGCTGAGTACGTATGGAACGGCATAACAACATACACTAAAGTATCATCAGACAAAGACTTTGAGTTCGGTGATATTACAATGGGCGCAAAGATAAACTTTTAAATGTTTACTACTGCTCCTGCCAAATACTTTGCAAAAGCAAAGAACCTTTCCGCAACATCAGGTGGTACAAGTGGTGATGTAGTGTACACATGTCCAAATAATCATGTGTCACTCGTCACTTTTTTGCATATATCAAATGGTGCTACAAGCGCAAAGAAATACAGTATACAATGGTATGAACTAGCTACAACTACCTATCATAGTCTTGTTGATGAAGTAAGTTTAGCAGCTAGTACAAATGAACAGATAATACAAGGTGGTGCATACCTTGCACTTGCTGCAGGTGATCAGATTGTGTGTTTTGAAGAAGGTGGTTCTGACTTTCACATAACAATATCAGGTGCAGAGTATTACCGACAATCATAACGGATATGCAACTTTTGTGAGTACTCATAGGTAAGTAACTGTGATATAACTATCTCCATAAGCTACAATGTAGCGATTAACACTAAAGGAGATAGACATGAGTGTAAGACAATTTTTTAAGAATGCTTGGAGAAAGCATGAAATCGCCCAACAAAAACGTGCAGAATTTAGAATGTTACAAATGATGAGTGACAGAGATTTAAATGACATAGGCATAGGGCGAGGCGATATAAGGAGAGTTATATATGCCGATCAAGAAAAAAAGAGTTAGAAAACTTTCTACAGGTGGAAGCACTGTTAATAAAGCAGGTAACTATACTAAACCTGCAATGCGTAAGCGTCAGTTTGCCAGAATAAAAGCAGGAACTAAGGGCGGTGGAGCAGGACAATGGAGTGCTCGTAAAGCTCAAATGCTTGCCAAGGCTTATAAAGCAGCAGGGGGAGGATACAAAAGTTGAAACGTTATATTAAAAGAATATGGTGTGCTTTATTAAATCGTAAGTGCCATCCAGAATGTAATTGTTTAGATGGTTAAAGTAAATGCACCCAAGGGCTATCATTGGATGAAACAGTCTAATGGTAGTTTTAAATTAATGAAACACACAGGTAAGTATGTTCCCCACAGGGGAGGAAGCCTTGTGGCTAATTTTCCATTACAAAAGGTACACACAAATGTCTCTACAAAAAAGTCAAAAAAGTCTTAAAGACTGGACAAAGCAAAAGTGGAGAACCAAAAGTGGTAAGCCTAGTGCTAAAACTGGTGAACGTTATTTACCTACTGCGGCTATTAAGTCTCTTAGCAGCAGTGAGTATGCCGCTACAACCAGAGCTAAACGACAAGGCAAGAAGGCAGGTAAGCAGCATGTGGCTCAACCTAAAAGCATCGCAAAGAAAACGGCTAGATTTAGGAGAACCTAATGGTAGAAGAATATGATCTAGATAAGAATGGTAAACTAGACGAAGAAGAACGTGCTATCTATTTAGAGGATAGGCGTAGGAAAATGGAAGATGAAGATGCCAAGCGTGATGCCCAACGCAATATGACTTGGTTTGCTTTGTCAGGTATGGTACTATATCCTATGGGTATATTTCTTTGTACATTACTTGGTATGGAAACAGCAGCAATGTTAATAGCTGATATAGCTAACATCTACGTTGTATCAGTATCGGCACTCGTTGGTGCATACTTTGGTTTCAATGCAATAGGAAATAAAAAATGATAGGACAATTACTTGGACCAGTATCACAATTAGCAGGTACGTGGCTAAATGGTAAGGTAGAAGAAAAGGCTGCACAGAATAAAGTGAAGGTAGCCAAGGCAGAAGCGGAAGCTCAGATAATGCTCTCAGCCGCTACGTCAGAAGCGGAGTGGGAAAAGATAATGGCACAAGGAACCCAGAACTCGTGGAAAGATGAGTATCTGGTTTTACTTTTTTCAATCCCACTTATCCTCGCATTTTTACCGTTTGAATGGGCTAACGCAGCAGTGGCTAATGGCTTTGCTGCATTGGAGTCCATGCCCCAGTGGTATAGCTATACCTTGGGTGTAATCGTGGCAAGCAGCTTTGCTGTAAGATCAGCCACTAAGTTTTTTGGGAAATAATCATGGCATTTAAATTATCAAATAGATCACTGGGTAAACTAGAAGGTGTTCACCCCGATATGGTGGAGACAGTGAAAAAAGCTATTGAAGTAACTAAAGTGGACTTCGGAGTTACATATGGTGTAAGAGATTTGGCAGAACAAGAGCGTCTGTTTAAATCTGGTAGATCACAGACTATGAAGAGTAAACACCTTATACAAGACACAGGATACTCACATGCAGTAGACTTAGTTGCATATGATGGCTCAGATGTAGTCTGGGAAATAAATGTTTATGACGATATTGCTGATGCAATGAAAGCTGCAGCAAAAGAAGTTGGCTGTGCTATTAAGTGGGGTGCAGCTTGGTCAGTAGGCAATATAGTAGATTATGGTGGTACAATGGAAGAAGCCATGAATGAATATGTAGACCTACGTAGATCACAAGGAAGACGTCCATTTATTGATGGGCCGCATTTTGAATTGATGGTATAATGGCTAGACAATTAACAGAACAACAACAAAAGTTCTTGAGTGTATTATTTGAAGAGGCAGGTGGTGATATTCTCACAGCAAAGAAGCTTGCAGGATATTCAGATACAACTTCTACAAGTCATGTTGTAAATAGTTTGAAAGAAGAAATCATAGATGCTACTCAAACGTTTTTATCACGCAATGCTCCGAAAGCTGCAATGGCAATGGTTGGGGCGTTGTATGATCCTACTGAGCTAGGTATACGTGATAAGATGCAAGCAGCTAAAGAGTTACTTGATCGTACTGGTCTTGTAAAGACTGAGAAGGTACAAGTTGAAGCCAAAGGTGGTGTGATGCTTATGCCCCCTAAACAAGTAGAAGAGGATGAATAAATGACACGATCTACATCTAGTATGAGTTTAGTAGGAATGGATAGGTCTGATTTCTACGATGTTAAATTAATTAAACCATCAAAAGAAAATAGGGGAAGTAAAAATACATCTTTTCTTAAACATAGTGTAAAAGATAATTTAAAGAAAAATAAAAATAAAGCTAAGTAATACACATGACTAAACCATTAAAGCAATGGAAGTTACCCCAACCAACTGACATAAAAGAAGACAACGAGTGGATACCTATTCCACGTATATCACGTACCATACCTTTCGGGTATGATGTAGACCCCGATGATCCAGACGTACTATTACCGAATGAACATCAGCTAGATATGCTAGAGAAAGCACAGAAGTATTTAAAGCAATACTCCTATCGTGAAGTAGCTAACTGGCTCACAAGAAATACTGGCAGAAGCATTTCGCATGTAGGTTTGAGGAAACGGTTAGATAATGAGCGAAGAAGAAAAAACAAATCTGGAAGCCTACGCAGATGGGCAGACTATGCGAAAAAGGCAATCGCCAAAGCGGAGGAACTCGAAGCCAAAAGGCTCGGAGCAAAAACCCAAAGCAGTCAAGAAGACTCAAGCGCAGCCTAAAGCTAATCCAGTAGTAGATGAAATACCTATTGAAGAACAACACAATATTATCTTTAAGCCAAATGAAGGTCCACAAACAACCTTCTTAGCTGCAGGTGAAAGAGAAGTGTTATATGGGGGCAGTGCAGGTGGCGGTAAATCTTATGCCATGTTAGCTGACCCTTTACGTTACATGGGCCATCCGTCCTTTTCTGGTTTGCTACTACGGCACACAACAGAAGAACTAAGGGAGCTTATCTTTAAATCACAGGAAATGTATCCTAAGATTTGGAAAGGTATCAAGTGGTCTGAACGTAAGATGCAGTGGACTGCGCCATCTGGCGCAAGATTGTGGATGTCATACTTGGATAAAGAAGATGATGTCTTGCGTTATCAGGGTCTAGCTTTTAGTTGGATAGGCTTTGACGAGTTGACACAATGGCCCACACCGTTTGCATGGAATTACATGCGCTCTCGTCTACGGTCCACTGCACCCGATCTTCCAGTGTATATGAGGGCAACTACTAACCCCGGAGGTAGAGGCCATCACTGGGTAAAGAAAATGTTTATTGATCCTGCTGCACCTAATAAATCTTTTAATGCAACAGACATTGACACAGGCGAAACTTTAAGGTATCCTTCTGGACATGAGAAAGCAGGTAAGCCTTTATTCAAACGTAAGTTTATTCCTGCTAGACTCAAAGACAACCCATACTTGGCAACGCAAGGTGACTATGAAGCCATGCTGTTGTCATTACCAGAACAGCAACGTAGACAGTTACTGGATGGTGATTGGGATATAAAAGAAGGCGCAGCCTTCACAGAGTTTGATAGGAATGTACATGTTGTTGAACCTTATCGCATCCCCAGTAACTGGGTCAAGTTTAGAGCTTGTGATTATGGCTATGGGTCTTATAGTGCCGTACTTTGGTTTGCTGTCGCACCAAGTGAACAGATAGTAGTATACAGAGAACTTTATGTAAGCAAAGTGCTTGCTACTGATTTAGCTGACATGGTACTAGAACTAGAAGCAGAAGATGGAAACATAAAGTATGGAGTGCTTGATAGTTCTTTGTGGCATAAGCGTGGTGATACTGGTCCTTCGTTGGCTGAACAGATGATACAGAAAGGATGTCGTTGGCGTCCATCCGATAGATCAAAAGGATCACGTGTAGCAGGTAAAAACGAAATACATAGAAGACTACAAGTAGATGAGTTTACTGAAGAACCAAGAATGGTATTTTTTGATAACTGTGTAAATACTGTAGCACAAATACCAAGTATTCCTTTAGATAAAAAAAATCCAGAAGATGTAGATACAAAATCAGAGGACCACTTGTATGATGCTTTAAGATACGGTATAATGTCCAGACCAAGATTTAGTGTATTTGATTACGATCCACATGGAGTGCCATCAATGGGCATGAGAGTAGCAGATAGCACGTTTGGATATTAAATGTTAGTAACATGTCCGAAATGTTCTATAATATATAATACAGATAAATTTGATTGTTGTCCTAGATGTCAAGAACAAAACGATTTTGAAAACGGACCTTGGAAATATAGCAAATGAAAACTTTTGTAGTAGTAGTAAGTATATGGGGTAACAACGGTACTGATTGGGTATATACTGGAAATCAATATGTTATGAATGAGTTGTTTACAAAAGAACAATGTGAACAAATTATTGATAGTTCTAATTGGAATAAGTTTAAACAAAACCAATACTATGATTTACAGTTTGATTGTTTTAACGAGGATAATAGATAATGGCAGAAGATAACGAAGTCTTTATTGAAGATGACGCAGTTGTTTTAGAAGACACAGAAGATACAACGGTTGAAGATGTTGAAACGTCAAAGATTATTCCATTCATTATGGATAAGTATACTAGAGCAGAAGATTATCGTAGACAAGATGAAACACGTTGGTTAAGGGCATACAGAAACTATCGTGGTGTTTATGGTCCTGAAGTTCAGTTTACTGAAACAGAAAAGTCTCGTGTTTTTATTAAAGTTACTAAAACAAAAACTCTTGCAGCATATGGTCAGATTACGGATGTGTTGTTTGCAAAAAATGCATTTCCAATTAGTATTGATCCTACACAATTACCAGAGGGCATTGTAGAAAATGTATCATTTGATCCTGCATTGCCTGATCCATTACGTGAAGATGAAGAATCTGCAGAAGTATCTCCTTATGGATTTAATGGAGATGGTAAAGAATTTCCTGCAGGTGCAACTGCAAAAACATTAAAAGAATTATTAAACCCAGAACTAGATGCAAAGCTAGAACCAATCAAAGGTGTTAAAGAAGGTGCAGGTACAACTCCTACATCTGTAACATTTAGTCCTGCAATGATTGCAGCAAAGAAAATGCAAAAGAAAATATATGATCAACTAGATGAATCTTCTGCATCTAAACATTTACGTAACACAGCATTTGAAATGTCATTGTTTGGCACTGGTGTAATGAAAGGTCCGTTTGCAGTAGACAAAGAATATGCAAACTGGGATGATGAAACAGGTGAATACTCTCCTACATTTAAAACAGTTCCCCAAGTATCACATGTATCTGTGTGGAATTTTTATCCTGATCCAGATGCAAACAATATGGATGAAGCACAATTTGTAATTGAACGTCACAAAATGTCTAGGTCACAAATGCGTGGTTTAAAAAAACGTCCATATTTTCGTGCATCAGTAATTGATGAAGCAATAGCATTGGGAGAAAACTACGATAAAGAATACTGGGAAGATGATTTATCTGACTATTCACCAGAACATGGCATAGACAGATTTGAAGTTCTTGAATATTGGGGTATGGTAGATGTAGACATGTTGCTTGAGCAAGGTGTAGATATTCCAGAAGAACTTCAAGAGGTAGATGAATTACAAGCAAATGTTTGGATATGTAACGATAAACTAATTCGTATGGTACTAAATCCATTTAAACCTGCTAAGATACCTTATATGGCTTCTCCTTATGAGCTTAATCCATATTCATTTTTTGGTATTGGTATTGCAGAAAATATGGATGATACTCAAACACTAATGAATGGTTTTATGCGTATGGCTGTAGATAATGCTGTATTGTCTGGTAATTTATTAATTGAGATTGATGAAACTAATTTAGTTCCGGGTCAAGACTTAGCAGTACATCCCGGTAAAGTGTTTAGGAGACAAGGTGGTGCTCCGGGGCAAGCTATCTTTGGAACTAAGTTTCCTAATGTTGCAGGAGAAAACCTACAGCTATTTGATAAAGCAAGAGTGCTTGCAGATGAGTCTACAGGCT